TGGTTTTCGGTTCCCTTACTTGGGTTTGCCCAGTGTCTACCATAATAGAGTCTTTCGTTCTTACGCCATCTATCTGCCTGGTTCTCTCTGGCTTTCTTACTCTTATCTAACCAGTCTCTTACCTGTGGTATTCTTTCGGATGCTTCAGCAATCTGATCCAATGCTGACTCCTGGTCCATTGCTGGATAATAATCCATTCCTGCCATTACTTACCTACCTCTTTCATTGCCAATTCGTGAGACTCGGAAAACGATGCTCCATTACTCATTGCATTTACCATGAACTGAATATGTTTCTTGGTGTGATGCTCTGAATGTTTTACCATAGCATTGATCTGCCTTGCATTTAATCCACTCATAGACACATTCTTAACCTTTTTGGTTTTGGATGCAGTTAAAGATTTTGCATAATCTGTTTTTGCCATTAGATACTATCCCATTGTGGTTGTGAATGATCCACATCAACAACGATGGAATCGATAAATTTTTCTGTATCTGACTTGGTATCTGGTTTCTTGGCACTTCGTACCACCTCTCCAACCATATATCGTAAACTATCCACTGCATGGTCATCTTTCTTCAGTGGCTTTTCAGGTTGATTCAAGTCTATCCTGGATGCACTGGGCTGTTCCCATTGATAATTGACCATTTCCCTTCTCAAGTTCTCACAAGACTTAGTAACAAATAGCCTATTGGTCTTAATGTATTCGGTTACCTTGTCGATCCCACCCTGAACATCGTTATTCGCACCAATAACAGGAATCTCCATCTGTCTATATCTATTACCTATAGTCTCTGGATCATCTTTCTTTCCTGGTCCTGTACTTGGATCAATTACATAGGTTTCATATCTACCTTCATTCTGATAAGCCTGTATCGCTCTGCAATGATACTCTGCATCCTGACCAGCTTCGTAATGCTCTCTATAGATCCAGATCTTATCATCCTGGTCTACTGCACCCCAAAGCACAGCAGTTGGATTGGTCCTACCATGATCGATAGCAATAAATCTTCTCCAGGAAGGATCAGGATTAAAGTCATTTACTACATGAATACTCGGTTCAAAGTCTGGATAGATCTGTCCTTCAAAGGCATCCCAGGATCCATACAGATACCTGTTCACCCAAATGTCATTGTAATTCTTTTTTAAACTGTCTACATAGCCTTCAGGAAGGTTCTTCAGGTTCTCTTCTGTCTTGGCATTAAACATGATATTCCCTGGTACAGGATCATGGATAAATCGATGCCAAACCCAGTTATGCCCTAATGGGTTTCCTGTGATCCAGCATTGCGGAGTGGATACCGCTCTTAAACGACCAAGTAGCGTAAGAAATACCTCTTCGGATACCTCTTCAGCCTGGTCTATATAGAACCATCCCAGGTTAATCGATAAGAGTTTCGCAGGATCATCCAATGATCTGAAGATAATCTCATGCCCATTGGCGAAGATGCACCTATTTTCCTGCTTCTTGTATTCATAATGCACACCTGGAAGGAATCCACATAAGTGTAATAGTTCAAAAAAGGTTCGTTGTGTACTGTCTCTTAATTCTGGGTAGGTTTGCCTGGCTATCATCCCTAATTGTGGCTTCTGCTTGGGATCCAGGACTCTGGTAATTCCCTTTAAGATTCCTGCAAATGTTTTCCCGTTTCCAATACCACCAAAAAAGGCTATTACCTGTTCATCACAGTTCATAAACCTGGCTTGATTTAAATTTAATTTGATCTTAGACATCAGCTAACTCGATCTGTACCACTGGCATCTTTACTTCGCCATCCACCTGGTGCTTTTCTGTAAACATTGCCAGGTGTTTCCCCTGGAGTTCACTTGCTTTCAAACTGACTGTATACTGTTCGCTTCCTTCTGCCTTTTCTCTGACTCTTTCAATATCTTTTAATACTTTCTCTGCTGTTAATCCAACTTTCTTTTCCCGAATACCTTTTAAACGCTGTACTTCCTGCTGTACATGAGGTTTTGTGAGGTTTTCGTATCCCATTTCCTTTGCAGTCTTTTGTGAGTATCCTGCTCGAATACAAGCTTGTGTCGCATTCAAATCAATTAGGTACTCTTTACAGAACATTTTTTGCTTTGCAGTCAAGTCAGGCGTAGGCAATCAGTACCTCCGCAGGGTAGTAACCAAACCTCATAGAACTCACAGCCAAATGTGCCCACAACACCTGAATGTCCTCAAAGTCATCAAAGGAATAATCCAGGTCAATAGTTACACCTGGTCCCAATTTGGTAATTCCTCTGTTTCAGTTTGATTTAGGTTTAAAGATGGTGACAATGGCTTACTGGTTTGACCACGATGGTACACCCAAGCCCCCAAGTAAAATGCAGATAAGGTAATGATACCCTGAACAATATAGAATGTAATGTCACCCATTTGTGGGCGTAATCTCCATATGAACATTAGGTGAAATCCACGTCAAAATTATTTATTTTCATCCATTTTACTTTCAATCCTATGCAGTCTATACAATGCACTTAAATTCAGTAATAATATCATCAGCATGGTGAACTCCCAATACGGGAAATACTCTACACTAAATATTGCTTCAAAGTAGTATCTCACACCTTTACCTCTTGACCACTGAATATATTATTTCCCTTTTTTTCTATAATTCTCGTATCTATTACATATGCTCTTATCCCTGAAATAGTTACACCAAATGCAAATCTTCCCTTTGGTACAATCTTTCTAAATCTCTTTAAAAGATTTACTGGGTTATCATACACTTTGTTTAATAATGGCTTTGTTAACCATTGCTTGTATGGAGAAATATTTTCCCCATTTAATTTTGTTATTGTTAATAATTCCATTTTATTGTTTTCCCTTTCTTTTTTTACATCTTGGACAAATCTTTTTTCCCTTTCCAATCGTTGGAAAATCTTTGTAATGCATAATCTTTCTTTTGGCTTTATCTTTTGGTACATAGTGTTCATATTCCCAAACCTGATTGCATTCCTTACAAAAAAACATTTTACTATCTGTAGTTTCTGATTTCTTTTGATAGTAATACTTCTTTACCCGTTGCCGATTATTTTGGTGCTGGGCTCTGGTCATGTTGATAATATGATCGATCATGCCTTTGCCTGTTGTTTTAACTGGTGGACCACATTACCAAAAGCTGTTGTACTGCTATCCCTGTTTTCTATCTCTGGTTTCTTGTCATGCTGTAGCTGTCTAATTTCAGCATCCACAACATAATTGTATTTCATCCTGACTTGCTTCTCCAACTCTTTGGTATTCATCTGGCTGATATGAACCTTGCCACCCAATTCCTTCAGCAACTGATAGCTAACAGAATGTAAATCTTTCTTATTAAAGGATTGCCCTGGAGACAAAGCAATAATTCCATGAAGTTCCTGCATAACACCTTCGTAAGATATTTTCTGATTCTGGATCTTCTTCTTGATGTCATGCACCTTTGGAAAGAACGATGAACTACTTACCCAGTTACGAACAGCATTCATCACCTGGTCGGCTGAATAGATCCCCAGGATGTCATAGTACACCCTCATTTCCATCTTATTGGTTTCTCTTCCATATGCTGTATACAAATACGACATAATACTTGCAAATTCAGATTTATTCATGGATCCACTCATCTATTTCTGTCATCTTACGATCCATTTCCCTTGCCTTTGCTACCATGCCATTCCAGGCATACTTCATCCCACCTACTGTTGGATTCTTTTTGGCAAGGTTGTCGTACTTGATGTGGTTTGTAAAAAAGTATTTAATACCCAAAACAACCTGGTCATAACCATACTGCTTTTCCAGGTCTTTCAATAACTTACCTTCCTTTGCAAACGAAGCATTATACTCTACACCAACAGCAGTTTTATACTCTTGACCAAACACAGATAACAGAGTGGTTGTGCCAACAACCTTAGTATTCTTTCTTTCTTTTCTTTCTTTCCTTCTTATAGTAGTGTCCGTCTGCGTGTCCGTCACTGTGTCTGTTTGCCTGTCCGTTACTGTGTCCGTTTGCTTGTCGTTTTTACCCTGATATTTATCATAATTACATATTTTCACGAGGGTAAACCCATGTGTGGTGTCTGTAGTTATCATCTTGTCATCTTTCAGTAGTTTTATCAGTCGTCTTACCTTCCCTTCACTTGTATTCCATCTTTGTGCCCATTCCCTGTAACTCATAGGAAAACTGCCCCGTTTTATATCAATTAATTTTCCCTTATAGAGACTTTTGTGTAGCTTCCAATTCGCTTCCAAACACATATCAATCCAGAATTTGAAGTAGTCTGAATCCTGATATATCCAGTGTTTTCTAATGTCTCTTTTCAGTTTAATCCAATCATTAATCATAATGGAAACTCCATGTATTTGTAGAACCAATTTCTTTTTGATTCTTGATTATTTTTGGCTGTAGATACTGCCAACACCAGCATCTCCTCCCCATTGTATGGATAGTAGGCAACGATGTCACTTGGTCTATAATAAATAGCAAATACATCGATATTACTTTCCATATACTTTTTGCAATTAATTTCAATACTTGTGGTCCCTCTTCTGGCCTTATTCCTTGTCTTTACCTGTACTCGTTTTAAATGGGTTCCTGTGTCTACAACCATATCAATTCCACTGTCATCCACAACGGGTGTATATATTCCAAACCCATAGTTTTCAATAATATGTTTGTGTACAGCATATTCTCCAAGCAATCCAACCCTTTTTGTATTTAATCCAGGGTTATCCATTTTCTTTAAAATTGTATTGAAAGTTTTCCTGTTCGACATCATGCAGAACATCTCTTAATTTTTCAGCACCAACACAATGATCGTATGTTGGAAAAAAGTAATACCAGCTTCCACCCCTGGTATTGACATAATAAAAGAAGGCTACTCCTACCTTGCCTGTATTCTTTTTAAACTGCACATAAGCAGTAGACTCACTTAATGGATGAATGCTTTTGACCTGGAAGGTTTCCTGCATAAAGTTCCTTTCTCGTTCAGGTCTACTGAAATTAAATGCAACCTTTTCTGCTGATTTCTTTAAGTCTAATGCAACCTGTTTTTTCAAAATATTACCTTTTTTATTTTTTTTGCTATGGCTTGTATTACATCAACAGTAACAGAGTTTCCTGCCTGTTTATATCTTTGGGTATCACTGATTGGAGTAACTACGCCATCAAAATCTCCTACCTCATTCCAATCATCTTCAAAGCCCTGAAGTCTTAAACATTCACGAGGAGTCAATCTTCGTATTGATGTCTGATTAATAATTTTTGGAGCATTTGATGATCCAATACCATTATCTCCACCAGATTTAAGACTTGGAGAAATCCCATTCGCATTATATACGTTCCCATTTTCTCCATTACTTTTGTAAATATTCCCAACTTTATTTATCATTACCCCATGCCTATCTTGTTGAGTAAGTACTGGTTCCACCTTTATTTGTTTTGGCTGTTTATAATCAGTTGCTCTTAAAGAGCCTACTATTCCATTGGAACTGTAGATATAAGATTTTGAATTACCAGATTTAGTTTTTCCTGTTATATTAATTTTTGACTTAACAAAACTCATATGTTTTGCTGTACCATGACTATGTGCTGTGGTTATTGTTCGTGTATACTCACTGCTCCCTTTTTTTTGTATCTTTCTAACTTCTGTACTGCTGTTTCCGATAGGAAATATTTTGGGTCCACCTCCGTTTCCAAAATATCCTGCAATAAAGATCCTTTCCCTGTTTTGTGGGATGGAGAAGTTGCGAGTATTAAGAAGTTCGCATTCAATGGTATAACCAATGTCGGTAAGAACTCTGTAAATTGTAGCAAATGTTCTTCCATTGTCGTGCATAAGTAAGCCTTTAACATTTTCGAGTAAAAAACAAGGGATTGGCTTTTTGTTTTCTCGGTAATATCGGAGAATCCTTGCGATTTCAAAAAAGAGAGTTCCTCGTGTGTCATTAAATCCTTTTTTAAGCCCTGCCAACGAAAATGCTTGGCATGGAAACCCTCCACAAAGGATGTCAATGTGATTTGGAAGATCTCGTTCTGGTTGAATAGTTGTAATGTCACCTAATTCCTCCGATTTTTTAAATTGATGTTTATAAACTGCACTTGCATATTTGTCGATTTCACTAAACCCAACCCAATCAAAATCAAACCCTGCTTGTTCAAATCCTTTATGAAAACCACCTATGCCACTGAACAAGTCAAGCATTCTCATTCTTCACCTTTAATAATTTTTATATATCTTATTTCTAATTTTTTTTTATTTGCCAATAAATGATTAATCTCAATTTCTATCTTTCTTATTTTCTTCAGTATATCATTAATCTGATTGGAATTATTCTGCTCATGGCTCTCAAATTCATTCAACCACTTTGGATCAGATGTGCAATAAATATTTTTTTCCCCGTATATCGTATGGGTTTCATATTTAACTACTTTTTGATTGTTCAATATGTCACTTATATACTGTCTAACCTCTGGACAATCCCTTACCCATTCCCCTTGAATAATATATTGTTCAAGTTGTGTATGTATCTTGTGTTCGTGATCTATGTTGCCCTTTACTGTACCGATAACCACAATCCCATGTGGATTGCCAATCTCTAAAGCCCTTTTTCTTTTGGATATATTTTTGGTGTATCCAATTTTTATTTTATCTAATGATTGCATAAAATAAATCATCTTATTCTATGCCTGTCATAGTTATTACTGTCCTGGGATTCGCTGAATATTTCTTAATAGTTTTCAAGTGACAGATCTGGCTGTCATCTTTATAGTAGACACCATTCAAAGCATCCAGGACCAGCTTCACATAGTTATCTATGTCAGCCCTGGATATATGCCAAGTAGGTGCAGTATCTTTTAAAATGTGGGAATACTTTCCTGTTCGATAATGTGCCTTTGGTCTATCGACATAGAACTCAAGTGTCATTGAGATCGGTCCATGTACGGGCGATTTGGGAGCCAATTTTATAGACTTTGCCAAAAAAAGGCGTTTATCAGCCTTTGAAGGATCGTATGTGTGTCCGTTCCTTAAATGCCTGTGTCGTTTAAGGGCAACAGGTGAGCCCTCTACAGTAAGTTTTATCATAATCTGGTATGTGGTTGCAGTTCATAATTAGTTGTTAAAAAATCTTTCTATTATTTGATCACAAGCCCAGGGGATTGCAATCAAGCTGAATACGATCAATGCAAAGCTGGATGCAAAAATCCAAAGGTTTAATATCCATTCATGGATCATTCTGATTCCTGGTGCTGTTGACTAAACTCTGTGGCGTACTCATTCAGTCTATCATATAATTGTTGTGCTTGTTTCACTCGGTTGGCATCTCGTTCTGTTTTCCCTTTCAAAATAATACTTCGTAACCCTTCCATGATTAAGGTCATGTCCCCTGGTGTAATTTGATTCTTCTTCATTTCGCCCATTTTCCCCTTTTTACAAGTAAGCTGATAATAGAGTAATTACCCAGATCCAAAAAGCTATCTTCAATAGACTCATTTTGAGGATCGGATTGGTTGATAAATAAATTCAATAATCTTTGTACTTTGTCATTAATACGAAACCATACTCCCTGAAGGCTGAAATCCCTTTCCTTCTGGGTTTTTAATTGAGTTCCGACACTTATATTGCCTGGACCATAATCAAACTGTTTTCGGCAAAAGAGTTCATATTGCTCTTCCTGGATCTTTTTAAATTCTTTGGTTGTCTCTGGATACATGGATTCAACCTTTTTTGTTATGTCTATCATGGATCTTTTGATACTCCTTTCTACACCTATCAATAACTTTTTCTAATTGTTCTGGAGAGACCTGCCAAAGGTTCAGTAAGCCAACACTGTTCCTTAAGATTTTCAAGGCCATTTGCCATCCGATGCCCTCTGGATAATCCAGTTGGGCACGACTGTATCTCTTTTGCAAATCTCTCCATTTCTTTTGTCCTGAATAATCAGGCGTAGTTTTGCTTTTTTTTAACTTCAATCCATTCCACCATACATTCTTTTAATCCTTCCCACCTTTTGAGGTCCATATTATCTACATACCATTCCAAAGTGCTCTGCTTTATTTGACTTATAAACCTTCCTTTGTTTTCACCATTAAATGGTATTTTGCTATCCTCAACCTGTTCAAAATCTGAAGGATTTACTTCTCCGTTACTTCCATTGGTCATCTTCTTCATAGCCTGGTCTACAGTACCATTAAGTATTGGCTTGTCATTTTCCAATGCTTCTACAAGATCCGAGTTAGGCTTTTTCTGTGTTTGTGGGAATTGACCACCATCATCTTTGGTAAGTTCCTGGAACTTTTCCATTTCTTCCTGAGACGCTAATTCACTTTCACCACCATACATAGGATCAAAAAATGCCAATGCTCTACCCACTGCAACAGTCTCTGCCTTTTCCAATGACTTCTCTTTTGCAATCGCATTGAATCCATGCCCTGTAGACAGAATAACCCCATCCTTACTGATGATTTCTGCCTTAAAAACGACATAGTTATCTGTAAGTGTGGTTATGTCTGTTTTAATCGTAAAACCCTCATCAGGGTGATACTTTTCTTTGAATGCAGATAATCTGTCTACCACTTTGGTATACAAACCTCCACCTTTTACTCTGACTCTTTCATTCATTGTTACCTCCTGTTATTTAACTCTGAATGTTCTGATAGGACTACCCTCTACCTGGTACTTCTTAAATAGATCAGGATGTTCCTCTTTAAATGATTTCTGATCGAACCTGGATCTGGCTTTAGTATTGTTCCAGGACACAATCTTTTCATCCTCATACATAAGAGCATTTGCATCTCCCATCTCTTTCTGCAATATGATCTTAAAATCCTTAATCGTTCCATCAATAGCCTTCTTTTCCTGCATCAGTTTCTTTAAGGTTTCTACCCTGGCTACCACCTCTAACCCAGCTTCCTTTGTATGCCCATTTGCAACAGGATAGAGACTCTTAATATCTCCTTCTGTTGTAGGCTCTGGTGGATGCTGTGGTACAATATGGTTATACCAAAAATCCACACACTTATTCTGAACCATTTCAGCAAACTCTGGATCAAAATCATACTCCTGGATCTCAAACTTCTCTGGACCAGCATAACCAAAAGTAAGAATCGCCACATAGGCTTTTCTCATTCCTGTAATCAACATCTGTCCCTGGATCTGTGTGTAGTATTGAATCGGTAATTCTGCACCCCAAGATTCCCTGGCAAGAGTGGATGCGGTTTTAATCTCCAGGACTGCCTCACGATCATCAAAATGACACACTCCATCAAGATTTGTTGCCAGGAAATCATACTTGGGATGAAATCGTACATAGCCATCAACAGCTACTACACAACCTAATTTTTCTTCTACCCATTTGGCTATCATAGGCTCGGCATCTCTACCAAACTTCATACGAATATTGTCAAAGGGTTCGTAGCCATGTATCTTATCGTTATAGATGTCCAATAAGGTCTTATACTTATCAAATAACATTGCAACTACAGCCCATTCACTTGTACCTACATAAGACTGTCTTAATTCCAGATCTAAATCTGGACCTTGTTTAATAGGATCTCTCATATTATTACCCTCACGATGTTGAATAAAAATCCAACAGTTATAAGAATAACAATCGTTGCTTCGATCATTGCTTCAAATGTTTTCATAGTCTACCTCCAATGGTAAAGATTCATTACAATCCAGACAGAACAGATCTTCTCCCACATTATTCTCTGGCTCTGCTGGAACCCACTCTTTATTATTATGCTCACAAAGGTTTGCCCGACCTGAAACATTAACTTCTATTATAAGTGTGGGTAGAGGGTAATGCGGAGCAACAGATCGGGCGATGATTAGATTTTTTTCCATAGGGTAAGGCATTACTTAACTCCTGGCAGTACGTCTATCTACAGAAGCCATATCTTGTTTTATATATTCATTGATTACACTGTATCCTTCGTAATGTCCAAATATCTCAAACTTCTCTTTTATCTTTCTAATAGCTGTATCAATGTCATGGCTGTTGTATCTGCTCGTAAGATCCTTACTGTTTGCAAGAGCCAACATTATTTCTTCTTTTAATGATGGGATCATAAGTTCCCTGAACTCAAACCACTTCATTCTGTTTTTACCCATTGCGTAATACAGATGCTGTAGTATGAAATATTCTGTATCTGTGTATGTATATTCTTTCATGTCCTCTACCCTTTATTTTATTTTATAGTGTTTGCACCTGGTACATCTTGCTCGTGATGTATTTATCCAGATCTACTTGTTTTACTCGGTATTGCCTGGCACTTAATTGCTGTGCAGGTAATTCCCCAGTCTTAATCAACATTAATACATCCCTGGTTCTTTTCAGGGCTAATATGTCTCTCACCTGTTCTGTAGTAAGTAATTGCAGTATGTTTTTATTGTTTTCCATTGTACTCTATTGTATCTTATTGATGTATTTATGAAGTTATTATGATGAATGTAATAATGTGGACATTTTAATACAAGCATTATTTTAACATGATTAAAACAACTAAATATTTATTGAATATTTTTTAAACAATCATTAACATTTCTCAATGTTACTTTAAGTAGTCGGGAGGGCTTATGAGTACAGTAACAGATTTTATTAATAAAGTAAAACTGAAAGAGGGTTTTAAATTTGATGGACAGGTAGCAGAACTATTAGGGATAGATAGGCGTATACTTGCAAATTGGAAAACCAGAGAGAGTTTGCCTACAAAATATCATCAATGGTACTGCGATAGATATGATATTGAATTGAAAGATTTTCGACAGGAGATCAAATTAACCAATACAGACATACAACTGGAAGGAGCAGGGAATATGGAAGCACGAAAAATCATTGAATTACAAGAATACAAAATAGAAAGCCAGGCAATAGAGATAGACTCTTTAAAAGATGCCTTACAAAAGAAACAAGCTGAATCTACTCATTGGGAATCCCTTGAGTTTGATTATATAGCTGAAACAACCTTAGTTCGAGAAAGATTTAAACTTGGAAGAATTATTGATAAAGTTACCGATTTTAAAAAGCAATCTGAGGTGTTGGGGTACACAGAAAAAGAATTAATCAAGATGTGGGATATTGGAGTTAAACATATTAATATGGATCAACATCCTATTGAGAAAATAATTAACGAGGAGACTCAAAAAGAAATACGAAAGCAATCTTTAACCTTGCCAATTATATTTGATGCCATGAAAGCATCTGTAGGAGACCATTATATACCTCAACCTATAATATACATACATAAACAAGGACATAATGTTGGTGCTATCGCATACTGCAAGGTGGAGTGGATAAGTATGAGGGTTACTTCTAAAGTTAAATTTCTTCTCGATTGAGTCGAATCTATAAAAGAACAGGATCGCCTTATTGGTGGTATACAACTGGGGATTATCCAAACAGAATACGAAAATCCACTGGAGCCAAAGATAAAAAAGTAGCCATTCGCATCCAGGCTAAATGGGACCAGGAGATTGCATTAAGAAATTCTGGTGTCGAAGTTCCCACAGTTGATTTACAAATACCCTTTCGTCAATACATTGATGTTATTGAACAAACCAAAGGGAAGAGCAATGCCAGTTGTATTAAAGGTGCTTTAAATATGTTTATGAAAATAAATCCTCATATAACCAATAAGCACCTTACCTCTTTTTTTCTCCAGGAATATTATACAGTTCGTAAAAACATGGGAAGGTCACCAAAGACTATCCTGGAAGATCATAAGATTATAAACAACTGGTGTGAATGGATGATAATTATGGGCTACATGGTAAAGAACCCAGAGAAGGGCTTAATTCGCCCAAAACGGATAAAAGTTAGACCTCGTAAGGCTTATACCAGGGAAGAAATAAAATATGCTTTTAAGGAAGCCTGGTTGGAACATGATAAAGTATTTTGGAATGTATTATATAAAACAGGATTACGGGCTGTAGATGGTTGCACATTAACCAATGACAATTTAAATGGAAAGTTTATAGAAGTCAGCCAGGACAAAACAAGTGATTACGATGAACCAAGAGTTGTTATTGTTCCTATGCACCAAGATCTGAAAACAATGGATATATTTAATATTATGAAACCACAATCTATTGGCAACAGCAGAGAACGATTAAAAAAGATCCTGGGGCATGGAGATCTGCACACCCTTCGCCATTCCTTTGCATCGCACCTGGAAGAGTTTGGTGCAACCAGGTGGGAAACCAAATGTTTACTGGGACACAAAGCAAATGATGTTACTGCCCAGTATGTCCATATAAATGTGGATAGATTAACCCCTATTATAAATCAATTATAAATTGTGACGGAATTGTGACGGATTCAATACCCTCTACTGTATTTAAATGTCTTTAAATGTCACTTGTTAAATAAACAAAAAACCCCTCGTAAAGAAGGGTTTATCGTCAAGTACGCCCGGGAGGATTCGAACCCCCAACCTCCTGGTCCGTAGCCACACATTACACCTTATATATAGAGACTTACAGGGATGTGTGTCGGATTGTCCGTCACATTAGACTCGTAATGCTCTCCTAAACCACCCAAACCAATATTTTTCCTGGCTGGATTTTTTTAAGACTATATCAGCAAATTTTAATACCCTATACGCCCTTAATCTTTCAGGCTCCAGGTTCTTACAGGCTGATAAGGTTGCTGGACCAATACCTCCATCTACATCTATATCGTATGTATTCTTTCCGTTACAGGCTTGTTGCAATACTTTGACTGCACCTCTGCGACCAAAGTTTACAACCATGTCAAAATAGATTTCTCTTATTTGAGCAGGAACCTGATCTGCTTTAGATGGAACCCAGTAATCATTATAATATAACTCCTCGGCATAATCCCTGGTAAGGTTCTCAATGTCCTCACCAGGGTATGCTCTTTGACTTATACCAAATTTAGTGGTCCCACCAGGATCGGATTGATCCTTCGTGACTTTGGATCCACCTTCTGATTCAATGACTCTATCTATGATTTCGTCAAATGTCATTAGAATGGTGTATCGTCATCATCTTGGGTTTGCTTAACAGGTTGTTCTGTTTGTTCTTGAAAATCAGATACGCTGATGGAAAGAAATGTCATAGATGGATCTGACTTGGATGTCTTTTTCCATCCTGCTAATCGTTTCTTTACACCGCCCATTACTATATTGCCTGTATAGTCAGGTTGATTTTCTTTTTCTTTTCGATCGTTTACGAAAAGAACACCACTATTGTCGTATTCTGGCATTGGGTGTCTCCTTGTTTTTGTTAAAAAAAACTTTAGTCAGCAGGAAATCCCAAAGACTCTGCAACTTTATCAGTTAGAGTGTCTATGGAAGCTGTAGCCATTTTTAAACTTTGCTTATCAGTCACTTTATCTTTTAATGATTTTGGCATTTTAGATACAAGAACCTTTGCTACTTGCTCTTCAACTTCTGGTGATTGAATATGCTTTACTACTATATCAAACACACGCTTGAATATGAATTTTTTATATTTTTTCCAAACTCTTCTCATGGGTTTTTCCTTTTGTTATTTCTTTCCTTTGATATTCATTAACAATAAAACAATCGATAAACTGGCAACACCAATCTGAAGGATCTCATGGATTTCAGTTAAACCGATAAAATAGTTAGATATACTTATTGCAAATACTTTTACGCTATCCATTAATGTTTCCCATTTAACCTTGATAAATTGCCCTTAATTTCCATAAGGATTGCCGATTGGTCATTTAGTTCTTCTACTAATTTTTCGTGCCTTCTATCCCTTGTTTCATCCGATTTATTCCATCTATCAATAAGTTTAATAATCATACCTTCCATGTTTTGCAATGTTTCCGATTGACCTTTATTTTCAATTTTTAAATCTTCCAGGGTTCGTGCTTGTTCTTGGGACCTTTTGTTTAAGCTGTACACCAGGAACATAAACATTGCCCCAACTACAGCGATCATTCCACCTTCCTGGTATAGTTCCATAAAGGACTCCATACTTACCCCTTAAGGCATCTTTCAAATCGTTTTAAAATTCTCCTGGTTATGTAATGCTTACCTGGATTTCTTGCTATCATTAATATGGCCTGTTCTCGTATTTTGGATTCTTGCTGTTCACTCACTGGGCTTTGATCTCTTCGAGTCTGTCATGCTTATAGCAATAGTTGACATCACTATAAACATAACCATGATACCAATGAGCAACTGAATCAACATCCGTTATCTCGGTAAAAACCACGCTTGAAACAGAATCCTGTTGATCGAGAGGGATGTTTCCTACGATCCAACCCTGGCTTGTGCATCCTGTAAGCAACAGGAATATTATAAGAACTATCTGTGTTTTCATGGAGTACGATAAAATCCCCGTTACGCTGTTTCTTGATTTGGTTCTTCACCTAAACCCTGTTCTCGCAATCCATCCTCAAAGGCTTTTAAGCCAAATTGCATTTGCACTAAATTAAAATTTGCTCTTTCTATTTTGTTGAGTAAATCCTGCCTGTGTGAAAGCATTGCTTTTGATTCTGGTAACATAGCATCTATGTCTTTTTGTGTATACTCTTTGCCGAGTATGTTTACTTTCGGCTCTTCTTTCTTTTTTGCCACTTGTAACTCCTTGTTTTATTAATTAAAGTTTCTTGAAATCTTCTATAGCTGTTGCTAATCCATCAGATTGTTCTTTTGCTTTTGCCATAGCAGAATCATACCTTGCTTTTTCAGATTCTAATTCTGATAAAGAATATTGTCTTTCACTATCAGCTAATGCTTCACCACTTTCAGCATTCCATCTTTTCTCTACCATAGCAATATATGCTTCTTTTTTTTCTGCTACTGCTTGACGTACAACTTTGCCATCATCATCTTTTACTTCTGAAATAGCTTCTTGCACTACTTTTTCTTTGCTTTTAAAATCGGCTGTTTTGCCTTTCCTATCAGCGTATTTTGCCCAATTCATTATGAGACTCCTTATTTGTTTTCTAATTCAGTTACTTTTGCAGATAACTCTTGTACTGCTTTAATTAATGGAAATATCAAGTTTCCATAAGTTAAGGTCTTTATTCCACTATCTTGAGTTGGTGCATAAGTTTCTACATTTCCAATACCATGCTTTTTAAGTGCTTCCTCAACCTCTTGAGCAATTAAACCAACTTGAGTTTCAGTTGGATCTGCTGGTTTTTCTACACCCTCTTCATTCCATTTAGAACTTCTTATTTCATCTGGAAAATCTGCTGGATTTTTATAGATATAAGTTTTCAACTGTAAATCTTTTATAAAATCCAATCCTTTTAAGTTGTAGTCTTGAATGTCTTTCTTTGTTCTTTCATCAGAAGAATAAGCAGTAATGCTTGAAACTTGTGCCTTTATTGCTGTTATACTTGTATTTCCAAGTGCTATTTCATTATCTCCTGTTCCTGTTGCATTGTAACCAATTACAGTTTGATTTGTTGCTGTAGCATCATCCGTATCTGAACCTTTACCGATGACTACATTATTTGTACCAGAAGTAATGCTATTCCCAGCATCTGTGCCTATCGTAGTATTCATAGAGCCTGTTATAAGTAAACCAGATGCATATCCTATGCAAGTATTAGAATCTCCAGAATTTGCACTTAAAGATGTGTATCCTACAGCAGTATTATAACTTCCATCATCAGTTGCATCCATAGATTGATAGCCTACTGCTGTATTACCAGAACCAGAAGTCAATGCATGAAGGCTATTATATCCCACCGCAACTGTTCCGTTTTGAGTTGCATCAGAAGCTCCTACAGCACCAGAACCAATAAAAACATTTAAGGAAGAGCCATCTGTAGCATCTCCTGTTAA